TATCGAACCCCTTCACTATCCCAAACGTTAAGAATGTATCGTTTCTTCGCAGTCCAGATACCACGATCAGCGATATTCTCACGTTTCATGATCATCTTTTGATCATACGTCGATAAATACTCCGCAAGTTCCTCATACGATTCTGTAATGAACGGTTCCAACTTGTCTTGACATACCTTATTAAGTATCGAAACAATTGCTGCTTTATCGTCAATCCTATTACTAAAAAATTTAGTAACAAGAGGTCCAAGGTTAAGATAGATTGAGTCGGTGTCAGATGCAATGACATAATCAACATCTTCAGTTTTTAATAAGGTATTTAGATACTCATTTACTTTGTTCTCAATCCAACGGATTGAAACCTGACCTGACAGAGTGATCGCCTCTGCATTGGCAAGCTTAAAGTATCTGAAATACTGATTGCCGATAGCACCATAAGCACTGTTAAGTTGGATCTTACGTGCCATCTGGATGTTGTTAAACTTTGAGATGTCTTTTTCAAGTTGAGCACTAGGATTCTTTTCATTCTCCTGTTTAGCAACAAGCATTTTCTTCTTGTAGATGACACGTTCGTTATAGATCTTGTCCATCAACTCTGGAAGAAATCCACGTATATCTTTTCTAAACTGTGCCCCATTTGCACAAACACAATAGTCACCATCAACAGAAATACTTTTACTAAGAATTTTATCTACAGTTGCTGATGGATGTTTTCTATCCAACAGAGTTTCTGGTGATATATTGTACTGCATAATGAGGTGAGGATATAGAGAGTTAAGGTCAAACGACACCACCCAATCATAACCACCAGGAACAGGTTGCTTCACATATGCACCCTCAAATTTCTTATCCTTGTCATTCTTTTCCATAGGAGGAACAACAATATTTTTAGGAGTAAGATAATTGTAAATTATATTATCCCACATGCGAACTTGAGAGTACACATCTTGAAAATTAACTTTAGCATCATACGCAAGATTAACAGCAAGATCAATAAGTTTCATCTTGTCTTCCAAACGGTCAACAAGTTCCACGTCATGAATGTTGTAATCAATAAACTTTTGCCAATCTTGAGTATAGAAATCTCTAAAAGTTTCAAACTCAGAATGATCTAACTTCTTCTGTCCAAGTTCTACATTAGCAATGTAATCTAATCTATATGTTTCTTGTTTGGTGTATGTAAATTTCTTATAGAGATCTAAGTAATCTAAGATAGCGACACCAATAATATCATAGTTAAGATTTACCCTACCCATGACTTCAATTTCTTTCTCATACACTCTATTCCATGGGGAGAGAGATTTCATATACTTAGAAGAAAGTATACGTTCTACTCGACGACAAATAAAAGGAACGTCAAAGTTGTTAACGTTCCAACCAGTAAGAATATCTGGAGTATTTTGTGCCCACCAAGCAAGAAAATCTTTGAGCATATCTTCTTCTTTCCAGAAGACACGATACTCAACATCTTTACGTGAGTTTTCATACTCACGTGTTCCCCATACAATAATTTCTTTAGTGTAAAAGTTCTTGATAGTTAGACATAGTATCTCTTCAGAAACTTCCCTAACACTAGGGAATCCATTTTCAGCAGAGGTTTCAATATCAATAGTATAGATTCTTAATTTATTAAGATCGTAGTCAATACGTTCTTGAGAAAATTCTGTACTAATATACTGATAAAGAAATTTGTCGTAACCGTAGATTTTAAAATTCTCTACGTACTTGTATTCATTAATAAATTCTTTAGCAGATTTGATAGTATCAAAATCTAATTTCTGAACATAGTGTCCCTCTAGAGTTTTGTAATCAGTTTTCTGTTTACATTGAGCAAAAAGAACTGGAGAGAACTTTTGCTCATATTGTACTCTTTCACCATTTTCATATCCAACATAGAGAATTTTATCTCCAGTCAGAAAAACATTACTGTAGAATTTCATCGTCAGGGGGTAGCACCTCTTTGTACTTAGAAAGGATCTCAGGATCTGGTGTCCCTAGTGTAGCAAGAGATTCGGAATAAAGCAAGACATTCCTTTGATTTGTATACCTAGGGAATTTTCTAAATTCTCCATCAATAATTTCCATCGGGTCTGATAGGAAACAGGATGGTTCTAACTCCATCTCAGTAATCTGAGAAATTAAATACGTGCCGTTACGCAGAAGGATCGTTTTGATTTCCATCTTCATTCTCCTCAATTTCAATTTGATGTTTTGAACAATAATCTCTCATAATATTTTCATGAGGGTCATAAATTGTGACTACCCAATCTGCTGGGATAATAAATTCTCTTTGAGATGATAGTGGTGCCCAATGAGAATATGCAACCTGGAATTTAGTTTCAGGTTTTTGCTCTTCACCTTCTACTACAATCTCATCAGATTCTGCAGTAGTAAGATTCATCCTATATGGATTTGTCATATGATATGCAATGATACCATCTTCAGATTTGTTAAGAATCTCTTTGGCGTCAGAAATTACATCTTCACCGGATTTTAACAGAATAACTTTTACAGTCATAGTGATAGTGTTGTGTCTTCTAAATGTCTAATGTGGTCTGAAAGTTTATCAAGGTATCCACGATTGCGTAACTCTTTGAACACTAGGTTCTCAAGGGCAAACTCTCCACCTTGTTGAATGGCAGACGCTCTCATGTTACGAATATGTTTCTGAAGTTTTTTTAGGACATCAGCATCATCGGCTTCGTTTTCAATGAGATCGTCGATCCTCTCCATCATATCACGAACCTTGCGTAAAAGCAAGGGGTCTGATAGATCAACCTGCACAGGTCTTGGTTCCATGATCCATTGATCATTAGTTACCGAGTATACTCCTTGATTTGCAGGCAAGGGATCACTCTCATCCTGAGCATACAATTCTACTGGATGAGAGTAAATCTTAATGTCATGAACTAATGCCCACAACTTTTTTTTGTCTCTCAGATAATCATCTAAGAGATCTGGACAGTCAGCAATCTGACTCTTGTCTACTACTAGATGAAGATCTAAATCTGAAAATCTAGTGTAGTTAAAGTTAGCGTTACCACCAACTAAAATAATATCTTTAATTGCTTCGGACGGAATTTTAGCAAACTCCGCCCACTTCATACCAATCTGCATCAACTTTTGTTTGACTTCATCTCTTAGAGAACCACCTTCCCAAAATTTAATGTTCAATTTATTGTGGTACATCAGGGTTAACCTGAGTGTCTGAAAAGTTTTCACTGTCCGAATGTCACGTCGTTGATGATATTATTTATCCTTAACAACGCTAATGTTTGGTTCAGTTACAACATCAGAACCAAATACTGCCTTTGCTTCTTCTTGAGGTTTGATCGTTTGACCATACGCTTCTTGAACAGAAAGAGATGGTTCCACAATTGAAACCACCCAATCTGGATTGACTGCAATCTCTTCATCTAAAGTCAATGGTTGCCATTTGTCTAAAAGAATTCTACCTGTATACTGCTGATTTTTTTCATCAGTTCCAGGTACGATATGTTTTTCAATTTTGATCTCAAATGAATGAGCAAAGATAAACGCTTGCCTTACACCTGTATCTTTATGCTGTACTTCAGAGATATCAGCAATGATATCTTCTCCAGATTTTAAACGTGCGACTTTAATTGACATAATATTTTCAAATGCTATTTTATTTATTTGATTTCATAAACCTTTCTTTTCTGATGATCTGGTACAATTTTAATTAACTCAATAGTTAACAGACCATTATCAAATTCAACTTCACCAACTTCTACATCATCTGATAAGTTAAAACTTTTAGCAAAAGTTCTAGTTGAAATCCCACGATGCATATACTCTTCAGGATTTTTAGTTTTTGAATCTATAGATCTAACAATTAAAACATTAGTTTCAGTTGTAATCTCAATAGAATCTTTTGACCAACCAGCAAGTGCCAGTTCAATTCTCCATTTGGTCTCAGTTTCTTTTACCAAATTATATGGTGGATAAGAATCTTGAGATGTACCTAGTCCAAACGAATGTAATCGATAGAATAGATCATCGTAACCTACACTGTATCTTTCAACAGCATCTACAATGGCACTCATATCTTTTGTACCGAACTTTCTAAG